GTAGGTACATGGTATACGTAGATTTTTTTTTATTATTAATTATTATTAATTTTAATAACTTATTAACCGATCAACCACTATGGTGCTGCCTGGTAGGTATGCCCATGCCGTATACCCTATTCGATACCAGCCTGGACTTCGAATTCCTTTGCTGATTCTCTTGAAACTTTTCTCCACATTCCAGAAACATTCTCACTGACTATCTCATCTATTGCATTCTGAATAGCCAATGCCTGATCTGGCTCCGATAGGTCCGGTGAGACCCTAGCAATTCTACCTAAGAAAGCTGATGTATTGTAACCCAATCGCATGTCGTACTCCAACCACTCATCGAAACGAGTGAAAGGATTGAATGGATTGTCAACAGTAGTAAGCATGTACTCAGTTGGTTGTGTTGATTCAATGTTAGACATGATCACCTACTCATTCAGGTTAAGCCTGAGTGTGGTCACGCCAACGCCTAGTGCATCCGCTACCTCAGCCTGAGTATACCCAGAGTCCAACATGGACCGGGCTCGGACCAGCTTAGTGCTTGTCATCTTGGAGGTTTGTTTTGGCATAGCCAACATCTTAACTGTATCGGCGTCGCTATTCTTAAGAATCTTCTCCAATTTATTCGTACTGATAGCACCAGCTTGAATAGCATTCCACTCATTGGGGGTTATAGTGATGTCGTCTTTCTTAGCCCCTGTCCTAATCCTGTTCTCGTTAAGCTGTTGCTGCTTGATCTTCTTTACTTCCTCAGGCTCCATGTTTGGATTAGCCTGCCTCTTCTGACCGACGGCAGCATTTGCTAGGAGCTGGGCTTGTCTTTCATAGGGGGCGTTTCTTTCAGCATTGCGGATCTTTGCATCAAGAGAGGCCACTTCATTCGCATACACCTTCTTCGCAGAAGGAGAGGTGGGTGTTCCTTTGAGGGGGAGGGATTCTTTTCGAGCTTCATTAGCCAGAGCCTTCAATCTATTGGAATGCTCAGCATAGATACCCTCCATGACTGTACCTGATGACAACTTGAATGCATCATCAGTAACCGACAGTCTCTCTACCTTTTCCTTTGCTGGTACTAATCTTCCAGTTTCGTAATACGTTCTCTTCCCCGTAGCCGGATCTATCTTCGACTTACGTTCCTTGATCATATAGCCGGTGGGCTCATAGATTTTCTTTCCCGTAGCCGGATCAATAGATCCACCTCTACTGGCAGAGCGAACTCTCCTTTGAGGAATACGATCCTCTGCCCCAGCCTGGCTGATCAAAGTCTTGGCGCCTCTCCTCTTTCCTCCTTGATACTCCTCTTTCAAAGCAAGAATACCATTATCTTTTTCAGACTTGCGGTAATCCAGCCCATGCTTCTCTGAGTCAATAACCACCATCGAATGTCGAATAGCACGAGAGAGTTGATCTGTACTAGCGCCTTGCAGGGACATGTCGGTAATAAGATTGGAAACCTTTCCCATCTCCGCCTGTTTCATAGAACTAGTTATTCGGGGGATGGGTGAATGATCAGGAATCTTGTAGACCATAGGATCAAAGCCCTTCAAACCTTCAAGAGCCGGAGTACTTTTGACCGATCCTCTATTATTGGGAATGAGAAGAACTGTATCTCCATCGAAGTCAGCACCAGACAAACGTTCGGCTACAGAATGATGAATACCGACAGCATCTCTTGCTGTAGTACCCAACGTCTTGCGCGCTTCACGATTCCGGTTGTTCACAGTCAACTCAGGAATCTCGAACGTCCCACCATGAGGAAATCGGACAAGAGCTACACGCTCTCCGTTTCTCATAGTAGGAGCGTAAATCTCGGTTGGTTTCATCGAAGAAATCGGGAGAATAACTTTAGTCGCTTGTCTTGGAAGAGAAGCTGCTTTAAGATGTACTGAAGCAGCGTCTGTTGAATCTGCAAACTTTACAAGAAGATCTTTCTTTACCGTCGGGTTCGTAAGAGACTTGATCTCATCGAACTCTTTTTTACGACGATCATACGTCACATTGAGCTGTTGCTTGGCAAGATTCGGACTCTGCTTCGAAAGCATCTGAGACGGTAGGTTTTTCGACCAAGACTCCCAGGAACCTTCTTCCCCAGCTCCTTCTTTGCTTCCAACAAGATTCATCACCGAACTAACCTTACCATCTGGGCCATGAACCTGATGTGTGATAGCACCGAATGGAAGATCCGGATCATCCACATTCATAGGTTTCATAGCGTCTTTCTTACGACCTGTGTCCGGTTGCTTCGTATTGAACATAACATCGACACCATCAGGAAGATCGTCTTTATAGACAGCCATCCCTTTCAGATAGTGCGTTCCATCAACAGCAATACGAACCTGGCCATAGGGAGATGAACCGATTGAAAGATCTTTCTTTCCAGGCCGGACATAAATCATACCATCGGCTTTTGCACCTTCAGGGCCATAAGTCACAGCAATTCTTCTCGAGCTGAGATTCATAGGAGGCTGAACTTTCAAGAAACTTCTACCGTGATCTACAGAATATTCCTGGATCTGCCTGATTTCAGCTCTGTTTCTCTGAACGTCGGAAAGAGTTGTACCTGGAGGAGCCAATACTTTCATATTTGTGAACTTACCCGTTCCACCTTGCTGAACCTTGATCGTATGAACCTGATATCCTTGTTCTTGCAGAACAGCCACAGAAGTCTTGAGCCTTGTCGACGTGACGCCAACTTGATGCTCTACACCACTACCAATATCGATATACTTCTTCTCAGCAACTTGACCTTTGAGCATATTTGCCGTAGTCTGAATGGCATCAGCCTTGTCTTTCTCACCAGGAACAAGAAGAGCACGAACCGAAGATTCATTTAAACTCATCCGTTTACCAATCTCGACGTTCGACCAGCCTTTTTCTTTCAAACGTTGAGCGGTAAGGATCTTGTCTTGCTTCTGCTGAGCAAGAGCAATCGACTTCTGAGCTCGAAGCTGGGTTACCGAAACACCCATTCCTTTGGCAATCTCAGATTCCGACATACCTTGTTGCCGAAGATGTTTTACTGTGTGCAGAAGATGTCTGTTACGAGTGCTTTCAGGACTCGCATCACCGGAACCCCAAGGATATCGACCGGAATGTCGGGGAGTTCCATAGTGCTTTAAATGATTTTCTTCCGAAATTACCACCATGAAATCACCTCCCTATGTTTCTTCCTCGAGTTTACGATGACCTATCAACTTGTCGAAATGTTGAATTCTCTCCATAATGAATGAAATATCCTCTGGGTCGGCATCGAAAACCATCACCTCATTGTCCTGATAGATACGTAGTTCTATCTTCATCTCGAATGGATTCTTATCATACTCGAGACAGAACAGTGCAGCGTATACTTCGAGTTGATGAACAGAGCCAGGATATACTCCAGTTTTCAAATCATGAATTCGTAGAGTATTATAACGAAAGCTGATTGTATCGGCGGTTCCGAAACAATTCTCCGAATAGTAAAGAACTTGCTCGCAATTCATCCTAAATTGAATCGCGTCATTTATATACAACCCGATAGTACCGACTAGAGCAGAACGTCTCCCTGCTAAGATCTCTCTGTGAGCATACTCATGTTGAGCAATGCCATATGCCGAAGCTTGAGCAGCAGTCCAACGCTCAAGTAATCTGTCGGGTGTGTAATGAATCCAATGATACTGACTAGGACTTAAGAATGCATGCTCTCCTTGGAGACTTAAATGCCTGTTGAAGCGCACTCAGAACTTCCTCTTCGTTTTCGGGATAAATATAGGCAGCGAACGACATCTCGTCTAATTGCTCCACATAATAATCTTGATTAGGTTGTCTACTAGCCGAGGCTTTAGGTTTGACTTCCAAAGAAGCCCAATGTTCACCATAGAGAATAACAAGATCAGGAATACCTTGTTGATATGATGAATCCGATTTCATGACGATACAACCAGGAAACATCCGTTTGATTTTCTTGATCAATTGTGACTGATATTGATTCTCAGTCATAATCTCAAACACCTTGGAAATATAAGTTCGGCATAGCACCAGCTCTAAGTATTCCTGTTACCGGCCAAGGATCTGGAATTACTGCGCCTTGGCCAGTTATATACCAGCAGCTGTTAAGTGCATTGGTTCCAGGTGTATCGATGCCTGGTAGATATGGATTCAAAGCAAGTACAGTTCTCAATGTAACACCAACTGATCCAACATTCTGAACGCCTAACCACCATGTTCCAGCAGCCAAACTGAAAGGAACAGTAAAAACACCAGTAGCAGCAGCAGATATTGGAGCTGATTGCAGAGCCAAAGCGCCTGGACCACTTGGCGTATCGGCGTAAGCAACTATAACAATATTAGTTGCTCCAGCTGTTGCCACTTCCATTTGAGCTGTTTTAACTGCACTTCCAAGTACTCCTCGAGTAATACGATTCATTCCTGCACCAATTGATTGCGTACCTAATTGGGCATAAGGAAAAATCGGTACCCAAAGATTTGTAATAATTGGAGGAACTATCGAACCTCCACCACCACTTCCAGGAGGTCCTTGCGCTCCTGTATCACCTTTTGGCCCCTGCGGACCTGTTGCCCCAGCTGGTCCTTGCGGACCGGGTACAGTGCTGTCAGCTCCTGGATCACCTTTTGGCCCCTGTGGGCCAGTAGAACCAGCAACACCTGGAGTTCCTGGAGTTCCTTGTGCTCCTGGGTCACCCTTTGGTCCTTGTGCACCGGTTGGACCTGGAGCTCCGCTAGAATAGGGAAGAGCTGCCCATAACGTTGAACCATCTCCAACTTTGTATTTCAACGTATCAAGCTCGACTCCCATTTCGCCTGCAGCAAGTAATGGGTTAGATGCAGTCCATGCAGAGGCGGTCCCACGCCGAAGTTGAATTTGGGTTGCCATTACACGCCTCCACCATCAATTGCGGTAATGCCTCCATAATTTGAACTAGGTGTACCACCATCGATATTTCCACCAGTTCCACCTGTGCCTGGTGGCCCCGGAGGTCCAGCTGGGCCTGTAGCTCCTTGTAGCCCAGGAGGTCCTTGCGGTCCGGTAAGAGCCAATTCCTGCCAACCATCAGAAGTTTTGACACGTACCGGGTGAGCGTTGACAATACTCATCCAGCGTCGGCTCCTTTCACGAAACCCTCACTGGTCGAATAGAAAGACTTCGTTGACCGAAATGACCAGTACCACTACCAACCGCATGACGTAAATCAACCTGATTACCTGCATTCAAAGTCGCCTTGACTGTTCGACCACCAACTGTAACCCAGACACCTGCCGTTGGATTATTATGATAGACTCCGAGTGAAGTATTAGAACCACCATGAAAGATAAAGCTATAAGCATATTGACCTACAACTGAATTATAATAATTCGTAGCAAAGTCTATAATATATTCCCCGTTTCTAGGTACAATCAATACACCAAGTGTTCCAATCAAAGCATACGTTGGATTAACACTAGTCGTGGTCACATCGTTTTCATCCATTGAAATCCAATCAGCGCCACCAATAAACTCCCATTTATATGCACTAGACGAGGAAGCGTTATAACGAAAATGCCATTGATACGTTGGCGCCGATAAACTATCCACAAGAACACATTCCATTCCGTCATATGGCGTATTCCACGGAGCTGTTCCCAGCATTGATGTCAATCCAAATGCAGGTCTTTGAGCAATTAATATCCATTGTGTTCCATCAGAAATCCAAGTACCGAGCGAATCGGTTGCATAATATGTAGTACCTGGGAACACTGCATTTGCTACTGGACGAGCTAAATAAGTTCCTACACGATGAAGTTGAGATGGAGATCCATAACCTAAAGGTACCCAATCTGTAAAATTAGGATCAGCAACAGAACTGCCCCAAGGTTTTGGTGAGGCAATAGTTGGACGAACATCCATATATGTGCCACCATCGGAGCCAATTACGATATCTCCATCTGTGTACATACGGCTAAGTGGCACAATTCCAGCAACATCAACCAACCAAACATCGCTAGAAACTCCGGAATTCAATCCAAGTAAGATATTTGTACCAGCTCGATCCGATTGAACTGGAGTTCCAGTTGCTTGTACAACTTGCCAACCAGAAGTAAGAACGATACTACCGAAAAGCATACCTGCGCCAGGTTGCGAGCCACCAGTTTCATTTGATTGGAGAGTTACAGTCTTACCGATCGTACTTCCAACACCTTTTACTCTAATCGCCGTTGTATATGGAATTTTAGGTAAAGATCCACCATAATTTAGGCCAAGACAATTGGCTCCGCCACCAGCTCCTGTATGAGTTATTTGCATACAAGCTGATCCAGAATAAAAATCGGTTGTAATCCGTGCAAGAGCAGTATTCCCAGCAACGCTCCAACCGCTTAGATCCGTTTCGAAATCATAATTTGCATTTAGAGGAGGAACATATGATCCATTATAAATTAACTCGGTTCCTGAGCGAACCCAATTTACTCCATTCCACCAGTACAAAGTGCTCGTTCCCGTATCGTAATACAATTCTCCTACAACAGGAGAAGATGGCGCCAATGGGAGTCGAGGAGTTCTAAGTCTACTAGTAAATTCAGGCATAATTTCTCATCCTACAATTGTCAACCATTTACTACTAGCAGAAGGTGCAACTCCCCAAGTAATCGTTACATCCCCAACAGAACTAATATTAACATCTGGAAACTCTACATTTCCTGAAGCTATATCTACTATTTGAACTAACAAACCTCTATTAGCTCGTAAACCATGCACCGCAGCAGTAATAAGCCAGGTAAGTGTAGCAGGATTACCACCGTTTACATAAATTCCCGCAGCCCCCATACCAGTTTCTCGAGCGGTTTTTGCAGTGGTTTGCCCGGTACCACCATTGGCAACAGGAACGGCAGTACCATTCCAAATACCTGAAGTAATAGTACCAAGAGTTGTGATACTAGATTGACCAATATAATTAGCGGCAATATCAACAGTATCAGCTCCTACAGTGATACGATTAGCAGTTCCACCTACATCCAAAGTATTGGCAGTTTTTGTCAGACCGGCTCCAGCAATAATCTGACCAGCTCCTGAAAACTGGACCCAAGTTATAGCCGTGGTATCAAGAGTACCGCCTTGATCCGACGTTACCACCCAACCCGTATCTGCTTGAGCTGTTCCTTGCTCCACCCAAACATACGCGTTTGGAACTTCTGTCCAGGTATCCATATCAGTAACACGTGTCCAAGCTGTTGCCGATACAGAATAAATGCCATTCTGAGCTGGAGCTGTCTGATCCTTGACTAGAACTCGATCACCCGCAACAAGTGCAATTCCATCAACGGTTTGCGTACCAGAGAGAGTCAAATTTGCAGTTGAAGCCGATTTGACCGAAGGATGTGAATCTAGACCTTGAAGGTACCCATCTACATAGCCTTTGGTTGCAGCATCCGTTGCCGCGGTAGGAGTACCGAGATTGATGATTTTCTGGCTGCCAAGAGCAACGGAAGCTGTCGGTTGCGCAATCTGATCGAGACGCGCATTACCCGGCATAGCTACTTGCGCTAGAAATCCCAGAGTACGTAAAGACGGAACAGTGGTAAGACCATCTTTATTCGCAGCATTAACATCGGCATCTGTAATCACACCGGTGGCAATCTGAGGATTCGTAGCAGTACCTGTAAGATCACCAGTAAGCTGGACAATGCCTTTGGTAGTGGTCGATGCATCGGGGACAGAGCTCACACCACCTTTGGCCGATTGCCAAGTAGTTCCATCCCACCAATAAAGCGTATTGTCAGAGGTGTTATAGTACAACTGCCCGGTTACAGGCGATGAAGGTGCTGCACCAAGCTGATGCGCTCTAACGTTTCGCGCCTCATACTTGGAGAAGTCGAGTGCGTTACCAAGAGTTGGCATCAGTTGAGATAAGCCTTCCCCGAAGTCGCTGAACCAAATGTTACCGTGATTTGATTTACGCTATCATAGTGAACACTAGGAATAATAATGCTATCCCCAGAATCTATAATTGTTACCGATGGCCATTTGTTCAAATTATGAACAATAGTCCAAGTAGCAGATGGCATACTTTGTGTAAAAATGAATGTAGACACAAAGCCTGACGGAGCAGCATCGGTATCTATCCAAAGAGCTCCAATTTCAACTGGCTCGGTTGGAATATTGGGTTGCTCGTATATTTCGACGTCACCTGGTGGACCAGGAGATCCTGGAGCTCCCGTAACGCCTGGTGGCCCCGGTGGACCATCAGATCCCCGAATCGCTATATCCTGCCATCCTTGAGACGTGAAAATACGAATGGCTTTTGGATTGTTTACACTCATACGTCATACACCATACTAGTACCCCAAAGACCAGAAACCGCGAGAATTGACCAAGCACTTCCAATCGAAGAGCGCGCTGTCGTCATTTCATAACGGACATCTTCATCAGTAACATAACGAAATGCGCCGTCAGTCATTTGCATCGGGATCAGACCTTCAATGATTTTACGCCACGCGTCGATATTACCGATTGCAAGGTGAGCTAATGCTACACCAAAACTACCTTCACTCCACACAGTAGGCACTGCTCCTGGATATCCCCCTTCAGGACCTCCATAATATGCCCCATAACCTTTAGCTCCTTGTGGAGACTCGAAATATAGAGGGGCAAGAGCTTCATCCGTTATCAATAATCTGGCCAAATCATCGCGACCAATTTTATGGGCCCAAACAGCTCCCCAACTATGGCAGTCAAGAGGATCTGCTGTATCAGGTACACCATCCGATCCAATTCCTTGCAAAAGACGATTCCTAGCTGGATACCAAAGCAAACTAATCATTTTCTGAGCAAGAGAATCGCGCTTTACTGCATAAGAATTATCCTTAAACACTTTATACGCCATATCCCACATATGCCAAAGATCAAGTTGGTGTTCGGTTCCCGACCAAGGTAGTATATAATTCGGATCATAATTTGAAGTGGAATCGTAACGCCCGCTTCCTCCAGTATAAAGACCTGCATTACCACCACTTTTAGCTAATAATGTATCCGCGTAAGCCAATGCTTGTTGAATATAAGTTATGTATGGAAGCGATGTATCAAGCGGACAAGCATCAACATAACAAAGTAAAGCATAAGTACACCAAGCATGAACACCAGTTCGATAAACAGGATCCCAATAAGGATAGGCGGGAGCTGTCTGCATTGCTGACCAAGAGAAGCCCCCTGGGTGAGCTCCTGGAATAGAAGCTCCCTGAGGTGTGAACATTTGGAGCATTCCTCGAACCAGTTCTTTTGCTACATCTTGTCGTCCAATTGCTAGCGCTGCAAGAATGCTAACGCTTGAATCGTAATTATAACAACGATTGACGAAAACCGTACCATACCCGCCTTCACCTGGATAAGGCAAATAAGAACGAATACAGCCAAACAAAGTAGTTGAATCGGCGAGCAAGGCTCCGGTTGATTTACGCTTCAATCGAAATTGTTTATATCCCGTTAATGTATTTGGTAAATTAAATGTACCATTTGCCAATGCAGGCACATTGTTGACAAGATACGCCATATCTGCGATCACGTTATGTTCTACTTGTAGATCGGTGTACACAGGACCTTGCGATGGAGCATAGTCCCCATATTGTACTCCGTTACGAATCAACGCAAACAGCCAATATCCAAAATGATTAGCTGCGACAGACGATAAGCTAAGTGAAAATGTACCATCAGCGGCAACGACCGTACCACTTGTCTGAATATAATAGGTCGGATCGTCGGGTGTCTTTTTATAGGTGCTAATCGTATCCCCAGGTTTCTGGGCAATTGTCAAATGCCCTCTAACTGTTCCTCGATAAGCATCAGGTACACCACCTAAAGGAGCATCAATCATAATGTAAGTAGTGTCCGCCCATGATTCTGGAGAAACCATACCTGGACCACCAAAATCTTCTCCAAGATCAAAAGTACCGCTAACAGAACCTTTATAACCATAAGAATAAAGAGCGTTAGGTTTTATTTTTGCTTGAGAAGTTCCTCGATCAAAAACACGCATTTGATCTTGTAGAAACCCAAAAGCGCGCAAGATCATTGGCGACCATTTTTCTACAAAAGGATAAGGTGACCATTGATACGGCGCTTCATCTATGTCAATCCAAACCGCACCAATATTTGTAGTAGATGGTTGAGACGCTTGTTCATATATTTCCATATCCCCTTGCGGACCCATTGGTCCAAGGGGGCCTATAGGCCCTTCAGGTCCTACCGGTCCTATAGGTCCTGTCTTTCCTATGTTACCCGCAGCTAAAACAACAACGTCTGAAGGATTTAAAAATACTGATGCTTCTGGTTTCTCTACGATAACTTTTGTTTCTATAGATTCGACAATTACTTCTTCTATCGGATTATGATCAGAAATTAATATATTAAACTCTTGAACTGGCTTAACTTTAAGATTTACATCTATAGTTTGATCTACAGAAATATCAATTTGTTGGGGTTCAATTACAATTACTATATCATCGAGTAACATCTGTTACACACTCTACTTGACCTTGACACAACGTAATTGGTTGTTTACCTGCTGGAGTCCATTGGACATCCCATACACCAACAAATTTTCCATTTTTACTAGAAGGATCATTGGCTAAGGTTTGGGTCTGTTGCCCAGTTAAAGTAAGTACGATAATTCCTAGATAAGCATCTACTAAATCTGATGCAAATTCGACCAAAGCTGCACTAGCTGCAAGTCTGTCTATTCGTATTTGTGCCTTTACTGACCCAGTAACATCAATGGGTTTACCTGCCCCATCGTTGCACATTAATCGAAATTCAACCCCATCTCCAGCATATAATCCAAGGTCTAAAACTTGAGGCTGAAGGTTGATCGCATTAGCCATTATCCTCCTTTCACTACTTGCGAATCAATAAATACAAAAAAATAAGAGATGCGCATTCTATTCCTTCTGTTATAATCCGCGATTGTAGCACTATCTAATAACTAATTAGTTTTTCTACCCCTATTGTTTAAATTTTGCGAGGTTCTTCCTACCTTTCGTGTAGGTTTTCGCCAATTGGTTCACGTTCGATCTCTATCCGAACTTCAACGACATTCAGTATTTCGTCTATCCCACTTCGAACGACGTCATATGGATATTTGCTAATGACTCTGACTCCTGGGCCATCCGCTCCGTACACAGCGGCTACTAATCTTCCTTCGTACCAAACCTCGATCGCCTGCTGATCTTCAATTAAAGCGTGATCAGCCATCTTCAAATTCGATTTCATTATCTTAGTCCTCCAAAATTCCGAATTCTTGATAAGTAGGCCACACGTAAGTGCGATGTTCGATAGAAAAAATAAGATCCTCCTCGAGTAAACCGTATTTCTTAGCACACTCAAAGGAGTTTTCGCTGACATCACCGGTCTTGAGATCGACAATTGGTTCCTCGATTGTGTATTGACGAGGGTATCGGAACTGCTGGTTGTATCGGATAGCAAACCATCTAGGACGCCATGTAAGGTTCTCTAAGGCGTTGTTATGCCTATCCCCATCTAGGTTAATGGGTGTATCAAACGGAGGCTCAGGAGGGCCTAGAAAGGCTTTGGCGACCAAAAGTGGTACAGATCGATGTTTTTGCCTACCGTCTCGCATAAGACCTACCTGCACTACCCCAAACTGATTCTCAGAAAGTACCATGATCCTATCGAATTTGTCAGAGCGAATCCTCCCATGATTGCTGACGCTGTAATCAGGGAATTGTTCTATAACTCGCCACTCTTCATGCTCAAAAAGGGTCATCTGTTCCACATTTCTCCAAACTTTAAAAAGCCCTTGGGAAAAGCGCGCGGCCTTGCGGAAGATGGTGATGGTGATTAGATATTAAGTTGCCAAGATTTTTGGGCAAAAACTTTTTTGTATAGAACGACTAATATCTAATGTTGTCTATTTTGTAAACAAGTTACGCGTACAGTAAGGAATTAGCACAATATAAAAAACTTTTTGGAAAAAATCTTGGCCGCGTAATAACTAAATCGATGATGAAAAGAGAACTTTGAGAAAGTGCTGATTTGCAGGTAAAAAGAATTCATTTTCATCGCCTTGAAGAGAAAAAATAGCCAAAAATTTTGCCAAAGAAAAATCTTGGCAAATTGACTAATATCTAATAAGTGCCTAAAATTGACTAAAAAATCCATGGTCGAAATCGGTCTAAAAAATCACGTTTTGACACTTTTCCGACCTTGTTTTTACCCTCATTTTTGCCCCTTTTCAGCTATTACCCCATTTGCCAAGATTTTTGCCAAGATTTTTGTTGGTCAGTTTTGGAGCATCTCGAGGGGGAAATTAGCGGCGTTGAAGTTCTTTTTTGCACTCAAATTTCTCCAGATTGCCCTGTCAACTACACTCTTACTTCTTAGAATGTAATAGTACAGATCTGTGAACGGAGTATCCATTCTGTCGATTCGTCCGTGCGCTTGCATCCAGTTCTTGTACGAATATGTCAGAGAGTAGAAGAGGATAGTATCGGTCTCTGTGCAGTTCCAGCTCTCGGATCCTGCGACATACTGAACCAAATAGACCCAACTGTCGCCACTTCTGGGAATATCCTCGTGTTTATGTCCATTCCACTCCGCTACCTCGACTTCTTTACCGAGATTGCGCAGAATTTCCAGCTCGTAGTCGAAGTTGTAGAATATGACCTGTTTCGGATGTTCCTCGAGCAGTTCCTGAATCGTACGGACGCGGCTCGGATCGCTGTTGATGATCTTTCTCAGGACCTGGAACAACTCAGCGATATCTCTTATTGGCCTGTTTTGGTAAATATGCCAACGGTTCTTGATCACGCTTTGCACGAGCTCTTCGTTGTAGTCGACGTATCTGGTAAAAGAATGTCTTACTGTCAATTTCGGGTACGGCATGTGAACCAGTATCCGGTTCTTCAGCTTGTTCAGACGATCAGTAGCCAAATATCGATCTACTTTGGGGAACTTGGAGAACGGTTTGTACACCACATGCTCACGCTTGAACTCTGTACGGTTCTTGTAAAAGCCGTTTGCGATGAACACGGGAATATAGTCCATCCACGTATCCCCTGGGGTCGCGCTGAGCAAGATCCAGTGGTTCGTCTTCGCGATTTGGAGAAATGACCGCACCCATATTCCACTACCTACCAGCCTTTGCTCGTCGAAGATGAAGAAGGCGTCTTCTACGTCCTTGTACTTGTCTATATTGTTCCAGCTGTCGACAGTAAGAATACCACGTGAAGTTGCATCCGCATGCTCACCGACAGCGACTCGTGCGAACTCCTTGTTCCAGTCGAGGGAATCTCGTTTCTTCGCTGTAGTTATTACATAAATATCAATGTCATGAAGATTCTGGACATAGTAAGCAACAGCAACTCGAGACTTACCACTTCCTACTCCACCCCACAATATCTTACCGTTGGCTAGTTCGCTCAACGCTTTCTCTTGATGAGGTTCAAGATTAAGCATCCTCAACTGGTGGGATATCATCTCCATTTAAGTATCTACCTTGAGTCCATAGTGGGCTACAAAACGTACGAGATCTTCAGGGCCCAGGATTATGAGATCCCAATCTTCCAGACCTGACCCTGGTGGAATATCCGTACTGAAATCCTTTTTTATCGGCCGGTCGTTGAGGAGTTGTTTTATGTTATCTTGCTCAAGACCTATAACGAGAGTATTTCTCTTTCCTTCCATTGACGTGGCTATGAACAAGCTATGACTCCCTGTATGGTGTCAAACCTTTACCGGCTCTTTCCATAATTATACCAACAACCCGCAAAGTGAGAATCGCTTCATCGAGCTCGGATTGAGCCCAGGAGATATCGATTTCCTTATCCCTGGCTTTGGAGAGAAGCATTTTCTTTTCCTCGACATCAACTTCAGCCATGACATGAGCGATACCCAGTCCGAACAAATATCCATCTCTGATCTTCTGAGCATCACTCAACATCATGAGTCCCCTTTGTACGGCTTGGGTAACTCCATCCAAGCGAGTATTTCATGTCTAATTGCCATCTCTATCCCTAGATGTGGCATTCCCGTATATCTCCGACTCCACCACCAAGGCACAATCGCGTCTGGGTTGTACCATGCCTCCGAGACCCAACGTCTACCAGATATACGAATTCTGTCTACTACTTTTGATTCTTTAGTAACCCAAGTAATCAGATAATATCCAGGTTTTGGTGGTCGATTGGAAGGCCTGTATTCCTGCCACTCCATTATTTTCCCATCGATGTCGAAAAATGATCATATTTGCAAAGTGGGCAACTCCATGGATCCATTGGAGTATTCGGTTCTATGGTCGATACTCTACGGCAGTTATCGCAGCGTACGTTCGGCCAATTCGGAATCAACTCTATGATTGTAATACTCTTCTTAGACATTGGCTCATCCCCGTTGTTCCTGCTTCACAACCGTGTTCGACTCCGAGGACCATCCTTGACGATCTTTTGCCGGAACCATCATCGTTCCCTCTTCGATGAAATAGTCTTGAATTCTATCGAGGACTTGAGACACGTTCTTTGCCGCTTGATTATCTTCTTGTGACAAGACGATTATCGCCATCTCGTTCGCACCCAACAGACGGCCGATCATGTAAGGAGTATGAGGGTCGACAGCAATCTCCGACCAATTCCTGGGTTTGCGTTTGAACAAGCTCATTCAGGTTCAGTCCTCCAATCTTCCGGTTGGTCTGGAAGTCCCCACATATCTGCACGATGCTGTCGAATCAAGGTTAGCATCTTTGCAGCCATCTCCTGGTAGCCCTCTGGATCCACTTCTTTTGCCCAAGTGACGATAGCCGCGTCATAGATCGCATTCATCGAGGCACCGATGATGTTAATAGCTAATTCTCGGGATTCTTCCGGGGTGAGTTGAAAGCGTGCCTCGAGCTTCCCTTCGTCGTCCAGCTGCCGGAATTGTACCCAAGGCATACCATCTGTCTGAGCAACGATTCCTTGCACTTCGATACGGCCCATATCTCTCCTAAATATCGGATTCTCTCGTTATTGTTATGGCAGCTATCTTCGACTTACCTTTGCACATGAATTGGAGAAGAAGCTCTGCGTTATCGATGAAAAAATTCGTGATGTTATGACCAGCATACTGACCATGCCAGAATTCGTCATAGGTGATCGGAAAAGCGATAGACATTCCGAGCTCTTCGGCTTTCTTCGAGACTCGATAAGCTTCTTGATGATTTCTTACAACGATATAGCTGATTTCTCGACGATTCTCTGCCTCGTGGCAAAGTTCTATTAACTTGTTCGTACGACCGGTTTGTCTGGCACCGATGATGATCTCCATTAGTCGCCTTTCAAACTAATAACTAATTCGGATTTGATCGCTTTTCCATATTCGAAGAGAGCTATCTGTAGCTTTGTAATATCTCTGTCTCTCCAGTCCGTGCCAGCTACTTCTTCTACAAGGGCAAAAGATAAAATCCTTGACGCAAGGCCCAACTCGGTGTTGGCTTCTTCGTTGTCCATTACTTCTTGGTCTCGGTAGGCTTTTCACCACCGGCGTCCGGATACCTCTGACGAAGTTCGTCGTCCACACGCTGCGCCGAGTCGACCATTCCGATCAGATGGTTGTCGGTCACGATCGCATCTGTCCAGATCGTGATTACCCAAGAATATACTCCAGCAGCGGTTCTACGAAGCTCGATCGACCCACGGCCTGGAACAGGATCTCTATACGGTCTTACAGTCTCATTCGCCATGATGTCTCCTGACTAATAACTAATTTGGACGATCTTCTTGCCAGACCACGATATAACCTGATCCTTCACAAACTTCGCAAAATCGTACGGGCGCTAGTAATAGACCCTTGTCGCAGTTCTCACATTTTTTCTGCCAGCAGGTCAGTCCGGATGGATAGTTAAATTTTTTCCATTCAGTTGTACTCACCCGCGTGTGATCCTTTCGGTTACGTATGCAATGAACCGGGGGTCCCTGTCGTTCTTGATCGTCATGATGCGAATCATCGCTGCAGCTTTACTTGCGGTCATTAGACTGGTCTCCAATCGACTTTACCTACGAATTCCTCCGGAGATTTTCTTTCCATAAGACGTGTACGCCCTTCATGTCCATGGATCTTCTCGGCGTCTGAAAGTTTTGAGTAGACGATCACATTTGGAACATCTGCTGTATATCCATAAAAACTGACAGCGACCCATCCAGTATCGAATACGACGATTTCACCAACAGGACCAGTTCCGCTTACTCCGGAAACATCTTCGTCACGAATCATCTCGTAGAGTTTCAAGCGCTTCCTCCTGTGAAAATGATTTAAAATACCCCGGGGGGATCTATCCTCACTCAACTCAGGAAAGTTCAGACAGATTTATCCCCCGGGGTTTTTCTGGATTTAATCTACCCTGGATATCCCAGCACCCGGTGAGCAGATTTCCTCCAGAACTTCTAAATTTACTTCCCTACCGTCTCTCCTCGAAGAATCTTCTCAATTCCTTCAGCATCTTTTGCACCGAAACCTGTCTGCGCTTGTACGAGCCATTGCGCCATTGTGGCGATAGCTAGTTCGATTCGATCTAGTCGTTGATCAACTTGCAATTTTGGTTCAGCCATTCAATTCTCCCAGTTAAATACATCCATAGGATGTTTGCGGCCATTGATGTCGCATGAACGAGAGAGAATATCCGTTTCTCGCCCATTCGTGCTCAGCAGCAAGCTTTTGTTCAGTTGCTGAGTAATTTCGTGGATCGCCGTTTAACTCGCCCCAACCCCAGGTCATTTGTAGTCCACCATAATATGGACCCGCCGGATTGTAGCCAGTAGCCCAGTCTCCCTCTTTGTTATGAATACATTCCCACATTGCATCATGCGATACGACTCCGCTCACGACGTGTTGCATAGGTGGATAAAGAACACGTCGAGTTTCTGCAAGCTCACGTTTGATGATGGGAACCCAAATATGAGCTTTACGCAATTCTTTATGAGCGATCTTTCGATGATGCATAGCTCCGTGTTTGAGTAACCAAGGATGGTTCTCGAAGAAAGTGACCGTGCCTACATATCGGTGAAGCGAGTGAATCTGCCGGTGCTCTCTCTTGTGTAGCTGTGTAGCTGTCGCAGAATATGAGGGTGCGACAATCACGAGCATAGCAATGAGGGTCACGAGCAGTCTCATGTGCGATACCTCCTGATAGGGGCAAGAAGGTGCCGCTCCGGGCCTGTGTCCGGTCTTGGACGCTACAACTTCCGCGGGGTCATGTGGCGAGAGTTGTAACTTAGGGCTTGATAATACCTCGACACCTAATAACTAATTCCTCATAGAATGGAATCTTGGGACTAAGACTATGAGGTCAATGTCCCCTTGTTATTAAATTACATGCCCGCTCTGTAGAGAGATGCGCCGACAACAAATATGGTCGCGCCGATCCCCATGAGACTACCGCCCCACATTCGATATTCCTTAGAAGCCATTTCAGCCGTCTTGATGACAGTAGTCCGATTGATCACAGGAGGCTTGGCGACTGCCTTAGCGAGCAAATCGTTGTACGTCTCGACCGAGATTTTGACACTCCCATCACTCGACGTCTTAACTTCGTTGATGTTGGTAACTTCGTCGGGCATGTACTCTCCTTACCTATAGTTTAAATTAATGTGCGGAGTAGCTCAAGAAGGATGGAACTACCCCGCACATTTGAGCATCACGTAGCCGAGTGCGTTCTAGCGGGATTAACGACGACCTACCATGCTCTCTCACGTTTGCCTTCGAGGACCGCGGACCCGCCCCGCTCCGTGAGCATTTCTTAGTCTCCAGTCCAACTGCAATGCCTGACCGGGTATCTACCTATTGTGGTTTCCCCTATCGGCATTCTTATCTCTCGTTGACAAGCACTGAGCGTGCTAGAAGGAAAGCGCTCAGTGTTACCTGGAGACTAAGTTTACGAAGATCAGTCTTCCCAGCCTGCCTCGCAAGGGCAACCCTCAACGTCGCACTTACCCCATCCATGATCATCTGGTTCATGATCGCAGGTACAGTGCCCGACGAATTGAGGGCCTTCGTACACGTACTGATCCTCATCCATGACTACGCTGCCTTCTCGCCCGTGTACAGAACGTGCTCATAGCCAGGCACTTCGTTGAGCATCTGGCTCAGCTCGAGCTTGTCCTGCGTGCTCAGCTCCTTGAACTCGGAGATCTGAACCTTTCTGCCGTAGGGAGGCGTACCGAAGAACTCGATAGCTGCCTTCACGAACGACTTCTGCTCCGCCATTTCACACCTCCCTTCTATCTTCAGTTATTCAAGGCTTAACTTTCCAGGATCTGTTCCCCTCCCACATAATGCTACTGCGAATTTTTTTCTCTGTGAAACAGATCTGGGTCAAAGTATCCATGAATGTACTGAAGATAACCTGCTGAACATGTTGCCCTTCGCAAGAACGAATATGACTCCGTACGTCATCTTCTGAAAGAAGTTCGTACTCGAAAGTTGTTTCTTGATCGGGCATGATTCAGTCTGTTTTTCGATTTACAAACGAGAAATCAGGATCTTCCTCTTCTACAAGATCGAAATTTGCTTGAAATGCTTTAGTTGTATAGACCTTGTAGCCACGCTCTGTATAGAGAATCCAATCTCCCACGAACGCTTTAGTTTGCCTTGGATTTTTCGGGTTATGCACACGCACATGGATATACTGCTTATTCGGCTGAACTGGTAAAGACCTGTCTACTGGAGACTCATCGATATTGCCGATCTCACCAAAACACCACCTTGCGATATCAGCAAAATTCTGCTCAGTAACCTGAACAGCATCCACGAATAACGGCTTTCGGACATACTTGGTGGTAATACTTGTATTTTCCATGTGTCCTATTCGTTTCGATTTCGGGTTATGCCAAGGAAATATCCAAAAGCAATACTGATCAGAACTACGATAGTTGTTACTATAATCGTTACTATAACAGTGATCATGCCTGATCTAGCTGATTATACTTTACCTCCAGAGGATCTTCATCGATCGTGGCATAAATGCTCTGAAGATATGCCTTGACGCCGCTCTTGTTGTTGACCGTCCATTCGTAAGGACGAATGATCAGATCGACATTGATGATGTCAGCCCAATCGAGCATTTCGACTGTGCCTTCATCGAGATTTGTACGCCCACGAGATGTAATAAGTACAATTCGAGGAGGGCGACCTTTGAAATTGACTGAGACGGGAAGATATGCTTGCGGGGCTTCTTCCTCGTCTTCGCTGCGAGGCTTCAACCATTTGACATTCCAGTTGTCTTCGGCCATGGTTGTAGCGACCTTCTCATCAAGAAGAACAGCAAAATTGCGATCACCCTCGCGGTTATACTGACCTTCCTTGCCGGAGAAATTGCGGAAGATGATTCGAACACCTTCCATCAAGACGGTATTGTCAGCTTGAGGCATATGTCCCCTTAAAGCGGAACCCCATTTTTTTCATCATTGCACGGTCGTTTTCATCGAGGACCAAACCATACTTTTCTAGAAGAGAACTAAAATATGCATCCATCATTTCGTTCTCTTCCTTTTGGTTCTTCCACGCCTTTCTGAAAGTCTGATTTATACTGATCAAACCAAGGTTTGAAACAATCATTACAGTAAGGAGAAACTTCAACCTATTATTGCTGAACATCAATTCTCCTTTACATATTATTGTTAGGCAACAAGTTCTTCGTAAGATCCGAACTCTTCGATGGTCTTTATAGCATCAGCTTTTAACTTCTCGAAATATGACATGTCGATCTTCAAGTTATCCATCGACTGAGCGATCTCAGCCTCGATCCATTTGTACCCTTTTGTTCCCGCTACGGCATAATACTTTTGATCTTTGACGCGATAGAGGGTTCCTCCTCCTTCTTCAACAGGTACGAACCTGCCAGTACGCCCAAGATGCCGCATCCGATGAAAATCAACTTCTTCACCATCTTCATGCTCCTCTCTGTCTAGATACATAGTGCCTTGAACCACATTCTTACTTTCACAAAAATCATCGAAGGTCAGCTCTCCACCGGAGAACAGAGTTTTGAAGATATAAGGGTGTTGGAATTGGGTTCCTACGGCAGTCCATTCATTACCTTTACGAGCTATGTAGACAGCGTCGTTCACGAGACAGAATTTGTCGTACGTGATTTCATGCTCGAAGTCATAACCGTAACGTTTCCCGTGTGCAATAACAAAGGCTATTGCTCCTCCGTCAACATCGGGAAGCTTCACCGAATCGGTTTTGATATGAACAACTTTGATACCTTTGTCGGTCAGGTCATGTTTGAGATCTATCATGTAGAGAGCTCCACGCTTGGCTACGATGTTATCCTTATTACGATTGTCACGGAATGGATTTGGAAATGAGGCACTAGTCAATCCGTAGACGATGTTGATAACAATCTTCAAAGCATAAGCCAGCTTGTCTGCTCCATCTTCGTTTTGTAAATATAGAGCCAAACGACCGCCGAACATCTTTCGAGCCTTTTTGAACGCTTTCTGCTTGATTGCAATCCGAGCTTTTTTGAGCTCACTATAACGTTGGGTGTACTTCCCAAACAAATTTAGAATCTCGATAGTGGTAGGATGCATTGAAGCAATGTCCAACAAGGCTACGTTATTGTAGATTCCTGGTTCGGAATATACGTATCCACCTTCTCCTGGATCTTCTCCTCTATAAGAGCTCTTACCCGCATCGAACGTATAACCTGGGAACTCTTGACTCAGGTCTGTATAGACGAAGTATTGCTGCGGGTTCTTTTCGTCTTCAAATATGATCTTCGCGGAATGTCTTTGAGTGGTATCGTTGATGCTCAGTCCACTTAATTCGGCCAAGATTTGACGGGCGACGAAATCCTCCCAGCGATCTTCGAGCACAGCTTCTGTTGCTCGAACATCGTTGACGCAGTATTCGACGACTCGAGGCCAGTCTTTCTCGTCGACGGGCTGATCCAACGGTATATCCAATTCCATATGATGTATTCCGAGATCGATCTCGAATTTCTTCAAGCCCTGTTTGATCGAGCTGAAGTCCCAGACATCGGCATAGGACAAGTTGTACGCCTGCGCGAACATCGCATTGCGGTTGTTGTCCACGACGATCTTTTGAGATAATTCGAACAATTGCTTTACTTCATAACCCATAATCGCGGCATAAAGAATATGATTGTCGAATCGTCGATTGTAAAAACCCACCAGTTTTAACTTCGACAAGGCTTCGACTTCTGATCTTTTTGGATTGATCATTCGAACAACTTTGTCGTCTCCACGAAACTTCCAACAGATGACGAAAAGATTTGGATAAACCTCGACGTCAAATATAGCCATACGCTCGTCATCGACATTCAAGATAGTATCAGCATCAAGCTCTGGCTCGGATTGGAAACGCATTGTCTGAACAATCTTCAGACAGGTAGATGCTTGATTGGTGCTGTTATTGGCGAATGCCATGATTCGAGGACGTAAATCGGTGACGTCGTATTTCAAACCTTCAGTATTTGCTTCCTCGAGAATATGATAGATGAAATCGATGGAAGGCTTTGTTCCTGGATGTATCTCTTTCTTCAGATTTCGTTCGATCAGCTGCCTAAGGCCTTTTTCACTTTTGATAGTTTGAACCTTAAGCATCTTCTCCTTCTTCTGTTTAAGAGGTAGCCCACTATTGATTGTCGCTACGGCTACTGAATTACACTTCGATAGTGCCCGACGTAAAGATGCATCGCCGGTAAAGACCTTAATTTCGATACCGTCGGAGTAGATCGATGCAAGTTCAGAGGGATTTCCTTCATAATCATAGTGAAGGTGTATGCCTTCTCCGGATTTGCTGATCTCGGCATAGGTAGCTGGCCAACGACTAGCTGCTTCCAGATTCCTTTCAAGACTGCTCTCTCCGTTTAGTCCTTCCAGGTCAAAGTCGATGACAATATGCTTTCTCGGTACCTTTACGAAATGTAACTTTGACGTGTCGATATCCTCAAGGTTGGTCGTCACGTTAGTCCATTTTAGAATAGGTGTCTCGTCCTTGTTCGCATATTGAGCCGATCTCTTGGCCCACTCAATATCTAAAAGAGATTCGGTTTCGTCCATTACCAAAGAAAAAGCCGGAGCTGCAAGATCTTTGTCTACCGGCATCTTGAATTTCTCTGCATTGAAGCCGGAGTAGTAACTTCGTACTTTCTCTCCGTTCACTTCGGCTTTATCTTTGAACTCATCAAAGTAGTTACGGAGCTCTTCACGCATCTTGTATTGAGGAAGAGGTCTCTCTATACCGCTTTCTGCACAGAATTCCTTGTAGTATGCATATGCCTGCTTCAAAGTTGTGTAATTTTGAGACTTGAACACATCATAGTAAGCCTCAATGAAGTTGAAGAAGATATCCGTTTGAAGCATCATCTCGAGTGGACGATAGGCACTGTAGTAATTCTTACCCATCTTCAAATATATCATGTGGCAATAAGCAGCTATTGCACCTAGTTCGAAATCTATCCGATCTAAGAGAACTTGATAGTGCCTGACAGGAATTCGCACTCCAGTCGGATGAATATCGACTAGTCGGCGAATGATTCCGGATTTTGCATCACTGATCTTCACCGGCTGGTTCGAACCTATGAACAAGAGCGCGTCCGCCCTTGCCGTATAACTCGGCTTGTACTTTTCGTTCATTAGCATATATTCATGTGATACAATTGAATTCAGCCGAGTATTATCTTCAAGCTTCGACAAGTCACCATCGTGTTGAATAGCGACCAGTGGATTATGCTTGAAAGCTTCCGTGGAGAATGCTGCGTCCGAACGACCAAGAGCCTTCCCGTCGAAAGTGGTCGTATAACCCTCGAACAGCTTCTCCATGATGTTCAAAATAGTGGATTTACCGGATCCAGCAGGGCCGTAGAACACAAAGAATTTTTGAATCTTCTTCGAATCTCCGGCAATGATGGATCCGATAGCCCACTCTATCTTTGCTCTCTCCTCAACTGAATACAATGTCCCGACGAGCTCGTCCCAAGCCGAAATATCATCTCCACCGATTGCATAACTCAACCGTCTACTCGCATAGTCGGTCTTTTTGATAGGTGTATCGGCAAATATGATTTTGGAATCGAGTGGTTTGCTATTGTCACTTATGTTTGCCAGGAATTTCCGGAATTGCGTCCACGAGGTACTTTGAAACGATCGCATATACCGTATGTCGTAGTCTATTCCGGTTTCCTTATGGCTCCTCTCCGCTTCGGCTTCCAAGTCCTCATCAACAAGCCGTTGAACATCGTACTCGTCACGAGACCAAAGACCCTTTTTTTCATCCCAAATAGCATAAAAGGTTCGTCCTTGAACCATCAGATCCTGAGAGCGACCGATAACGAAATCGGGGAACATTTCACAACGCCCATTTTTCAACTCTCGGGTTCGGATCTGATAAAAGTCCATCCGATCCCCTTTCCCAACCCCTAAGATCTAAGATACTTGTTGAATCTCGTTGACGTATTTCTGCATTTGATACCAGATCTCAACTTGGGTTTGATCTTTGTCTGGCCAATTCAAAGGGAAGAACCCTCCAAGACCATTTGCATGGTATTGACGCCAAATGAGCGTCTCAAGAATATTGGCTACTTTTCGAGCCTTGTTCTCCGTGAAAGGATCCGTCATCTTGGTCAATCGAAGATTTGCAAGCAATTGCCATGCCCAATCTTCTGCTCTCCCCCCTGCTGTGAATGCAAGGCGTCGACTGAGAGCTATCAGAACCTCGAGAACAGTTGCCCCTTTCTCCAAACGGATCTTTTGTTCGTTCGAGAACTCCGTTCTCAAGTCGAGCCCGTCTTGGAGACGATTGTCGTCATGCGGAACTGTCCAGACGAATTCGATTGTGAATAACATCTCGAACAGATCATAAAATGTGCGGGTACCTCGAATATTGATTTGCGATATCAACCATTCAAAGTACTGTTGTTCAATTTGGTTCTTCATTCTGCAATCCTAGAACCATTTCTTCGTAACTTCTATTCGTACGACAGATCTCGAACTCGAGCTCTAGTTGAGGATTACGAATATGCACGAGATTGATATCGTCCGCTCCATGCCCCCATCGAAGAGTATTCACTCCGATCAGATTCTCTCGATTGTTGAGAATCGTGTCGTCTTCGTCTGTGAGAACATCGTCCACAGAGTAATAAGTATAAGTTACCTGCTGATATTCACTCTCGTTTAGAGCGAATTCGTCTTGATGGATGATGTACGGACGACTCGTGGATCTTTGAGTCAATTCCTGAGCATAGACCCATCCATCGTTCTTATCCTTCTCACCTTCCTCGGTTCTCTTGGAGAAATGCTCTTCTCTAAGCTGATCCATAGGAAGTGAACCTGCGTCGATAGGCCTGGCACCAAAACGAGGAGGAGACACAATTCCAGGAACTGGCGAAGGAAGAGGACGCTCTTCGACATTTGTCTGAGATGTTGAAGAGTATTGAACGTATCCTTTTTCCTTTACAAGATCGTCAACAGGAGGCTTTTCCGCTGGAGATGTTGTCGTTTCTCTTGATCTGGCCGCTTCATGACGAGCTTCTCTAGCCTTGTAGACCTCGCGCATAGTAGCGATTTCCTCTTCGCTTCTTCGGAACTCTTCGGCACGGATCTTTTCCTTGTTCCACCGATAACCGAAGTAGAAACCAATGACCACTCCGACTGCAAGACCTCCGGAGATAAGACTGACGTTTTTAACGTTGATACGACGAACATCTCTTGCTGCTAGTTCAAGACCCTGAGCCACTTGCTCGGTTACTTGTTCCGCTGCCACGACAAACCCTCCACAGGATGATCAATCTTGTCATAAATAATGCCGTCAACGTTGAAATCGAGAAGAATAGACCCTTCGCGACCGTTGACGAAATCACGAACTTTGTCCGATCTGTCCTCGAATACACCGAAATTGACGAAATCGTCGGTCGTGCCATTCCTTGACAGCACCCAGCCTACTACAGCTCCTGCTTTCGATCTTGGAATCCCTAACATGTCATAGACATCATTCAGAAGAACATGCCCACGAGCATGGAGTAGATCATTTGCGTAATTTTGTTGTGCTTTGAGGAAGAGCAAGTTGTATTCGGGCTCTTTGCTCCAAGACGAAGAAGTTTGATCGAAGAAACGAGCATAAATCGATGGATCATCCGAGCTCACTCTTTTTACGATCTTTTTCTTATTTGTCTTTGGATCTACAACTTCTACCTGTTCCGTGCCATAACGGAAGTCACGATCCTGATCCTCACCATATTTCTCGATGACACGAGAACGATACGTGTTGAAACCCTTGTCAAGAGCGGTATATGCTGCAGTCAGAGCTGCGTTGCGTGTAGTCAGGATGTTGTGCGACTTCGTCAAGGCAGCGATCGAGATCACGCCTACAAGGATAGCCGGGCTATAGAGCTTGGTGACCTTTACTCCCGTCTGGAAGTAGATCAGCGAGATATCCCTCTTACGGTCTTTCTCGCCATACTCTATATGCTCGAGTGTCTTTGCCATCTCGAGCTTACCCTTTGCCTCATCCAGGACTTCGTCCATTTTCAACGTTGCCCGGCAGGCTAGAACAGTGCTTCCCACCATGCCGACAATGCCCACTCCAAGAAGAACCCCAGGAGAACTCCTTTGAGCGAGCAGAGCGTTACGGGCGACTACTTTATTAATCGCTTCCGGAACGAGGCTCATGGTACATTAACTCCCTTCATATACTCCGAGAGACCAGATATAGATTCGGAGACCACGTTTGTGTTATTGATCTGAATATCAGCTGCTTCTTCTTTCAAATTTTGCAGCGCCACAACATCGTTTGAGCCATCTTTTTCCATCTTGGCCAGAAGAAAATCACATAGGCGTTCTACACGAATGGCAAATTCTTTTATGTCAACTGTTTTCGTCATCGTCCAAGATGACTGGAAGTTCCTTAAGTGCTTCCTTCAACTCTTCTACTACCTCTTTCTCAGAGGGGGATTGGATCTGGGAGGTCCAGAAGGTAGCCGTCACGAGTCCTCGTAACCCCAGCCCCCCGAAGATCGGTCCAACCCCATTTATGATCTTGATGGTTGCTGGCGAGGCCAACAAGTTCATAAAGATCTGCGACTGTTGCTGTGTCATAGCGACTCACCACGTCGAATAGTTGGTCGATTACTTGTTCTGCTTCTGATCTTGAATCCAATAGAAGTTCGTCGAAATCGTGCTGAGAACGTGCTCTACGACTCAATGATCTTTGGGGAGAGGAAAGAGGTGTCCATCCACTGCTGTTACCCATCTGCGTCGAGTAACGTTGGTAGTTCACTACACCAGTCGGACCTGACGGAGGACGATTTATTCCTCTATACCGACGATAATCCCCAAGAATCAATCTTTCGATGCCTGCTTGTGCTGCTTCAACGATCGTATCCCTCGCCATAGGAAGCAATATATCCACCAGAGCATACGAAACAGCCGCTTTTGCATCTCCAGCGATGAATACCTCCTTGAATTTTCTTCCAAGAGACTTCTTTCTTCGAGTAGCTGGTCCAGAAGTAATTCTCTGGAGGTCTTTTTCCTCGATGTTGACGTTCTTACTAACATTGCTGTTAGGCGGAAATTCAGGATTTTCCATTTAGCCCCTTAAGATAGAAAAGACTAAAGTCCGTGTTGGGACCTTAGCCTTTGAACTTACGTGTTCGGGGTATCGTCGTTGTTATCGTTGAAGGATTCCTTCATGAGCGTAAAGACGTGCGCGACATGCTTGGTGGCCTGCTCGCCGATCATCGATCCGAGAACAAGACTGCCAGCCGAGACCAGGACTTTGTCAGCCGTGCTCACGACCACAGTATTGTTCTTGATGATGTCGCCGACAACCTTCTGCACGCCAAGTGCCCCTACGATATGTACGGCACCCTTCAGAAGAGCAACATTAGACATTTATACTCCTAACTATGGGTTCTATTATATGGCGTGTTTTCTCTACGATTACTCAACTAGAGTAACTTCGCCCAACTGTATTTTTTTCTGGGTGTCGACGAAGTCGTCTGTAGACATCTCTATCAATTCTTGCCTGGTGACATTCTTCTTCTCGGGGTTCTCTGCTACAGCAGTGAGAGTAGGGGCTTGGGATACTCTCTCTGCTTCTTCTACCATTCCCTTAGGAATGACTCCATTAATGAATTCGATCGCGGAGTCCGTATTCGTCACCAATTCCATGAAGAGAGTAGAATATGCCTCGGATGACTCGAATTCCTCTCTCAAAGTTTGATTCTTGATGAAGCGTCGACCGTCGTCTGATCTCTTTCCGTACGAATTCAGGATAATACTCTTGAACTCAGCAATGATAGCCTTGCCGTCTTGTGCATCGATAATCTTTTGCAGAGAGACGGACAGACCTCCTTCATGACTCATCTCGAGTTCGACTAACTCGGCTTTCGAGAGATGAAAAAAGAGATCTTCACTCGTCGTCTCTCCGTTGAAGTCCTCGTACGTTATGGTCTTCTTGAGCAATGTTATCTAGCCTTTCTTGAAAATCAGCGTGATTGCGAATCCATTGATCACGCATGACGGGGGACTCGATGAGCATTGCCTCAATAAGATCTCTATACGACGGAACGATCATTCCGTACGTCATAACGCAGGCGAAATTGGCAAGCTGTTGGGTTGTTGGTTCGTCCACTTATGTTCTCTCCCATGTATCCAAGTCGACCATTCGAAACTTACCACGCTTGGATAAGAGCTCTAATCTTTTACGTAATGCTGAAGTTGTATCTGAGCGATAAACGTAATTCTCTATATCATTGCAAGTTTCTGTTACAGTTATTCTAGTACCTTTTGGAAAGACTAAAAGATCTTTTATAAGCATGTTAGGCATGAACAATCTCGTGGCAATTTATGTTTCGCCATACTGTTTTATTACTTTTGGAATCTCTGATCTCTACAAGAAGTCCTCTGACTTGTAGATTTACGACGATTCCGCTGCGCCACTCTCCAAATTGTGAGTAACGCACTGAATCTCCGATGGTGAACACTTTGTCTCGTCTTTTTCGTTTCTCTTGTCGAAGAACAGCCCAAAAAGCTCGACCAATTAAGGCAGCTTGGGCATCGTTCAGATAAGTTTGTTCAAGATATGGAGCCACGGATTTTATGGTTTCCTCGATAGCCCTTAGATCACTCGAGAAAATTGATGGCGTCGCAGCATCCTCTGGGCCAATCGTTCCTTCAGGGAGCATCCCAGGCCTTCTTGTCGTAATCGGTATACGGTGGATTTGCGAAGTCGATCGCGAGACATGGTCGATTATCACTGGACACGACTGCTGAGATCCTTACATCGATCTTGTTGTTCAGATTCCATCCGACCGTGTCAGAATATGATGTCGGAGGAAGACCGATTTCGTCATAGAACTCGCTCAGACTGGCATGCATGTAGTGAACGAGGTTGAAATTAATCTTGTTCTCTGCTCGCTTGATCTCCTCGACAGTGCTCTGGAAATATCGCCCAGATGACATGTCGAAACAGAGAACCTCGCCCGTACCAGCGAGAATAACTTCACGAGAGTTCACAGGATGTTGATTTACTCGATCTTGAGCGATCTCATCGTGAACAGCCGTGTCCTGACTTTTACCGATCTTCTCGAGAACTTTGTCCTTATACTCTTGAAGAGCTCTTTCCGAGAGACCGGCAGCAACACCCAGAGCAGCAATTCGCTTTGAAGAGATCTTGTTGGCCAGGATAATAGCTGAAATGGTCGTAGCACCCATACCGACCGGCGGAATATAGGACTTCCAGACCAGACGAATCTTTCGTGTAGTCGACAACTCGATCTTATGAGGCTCGTAATAAGTCTCAGCTGTGACCGGATTATACTCTGGATCGTATTCTTTACTATTCTCTTCGATGATCTTCACCGCTTTGACGGTCGCACGTCCTGTCAAATATGCGGTCGAGACGGTACCGACTACTCCCACACCAGTCAGAATGGTTGGAGAATGTTCGTTCAACAGGAACTTCACATAATGAAGCCTCTGAGCCAAACCAATCAGCATAATTAGCCTTTCAACTTTGTGGAAAAGGTGAACGATCGATTCGAGTACCGGGATTACGCTTCAGTGCTCGATCTTCAGCTTCGTCACGAGAATATGCCCTAATGAATACGGACCACATTAGGCCATTTTTGGCACGAAGAGTTACTCTATACATTAGCTTTTTCTGCATCATTTCTCTTTATTTTTATCGCAATAACACGATGAAAGCCCCTATTACAATTGCGCAGAGAAATAAACCTACAAAGAGGAGAACGGTAGAAAGCTCCAAATCACCTCCTTTTCTAACAAGAGTACGGATACCTGGAGTTTCGATTTCGCATCTCGCGGACGAATACCCAGATCAGCCAAAAACCCCAGGTGAATATCGTCATTAAACAATCACCGACGAATTTCCAGAAACCGTAACGCCTTCGTTCTACAACATAAACGATCATATTACCTCCGAAAAATTTAAAAAGAAAGAAGCGTCCTATTACGGACTTTTTGTGCTTCCTTCTATTATACGAGATGTTTCTACTGCGATTCCTGATAGGTTTTTCCGGCTAGCCTATCGGAAGAGACATCTGAGGATATACGACAAACAGGACACCACCACCTGTAAGGATATCCATTGTGCTTCAAGGACTCGATTGTGAAGACAACAGAATGTCCACACTTCAACTCGACTTGTTGAGTCCCGCTCATTGAAGCCTCCTTGAAATATCAGGCAGCCTTCTCTTTTTCCTGCAGAAGATCGCGAACATCGTCTTTACTGATTCCCATAATGTCGGCGATCTCAGTGTTCGAATATCCGAACTCGTGCATCCTCAAAACTCGACGAACTTGACGATCATGATTTTCTTTGATCTTTTTGTCCTCACGAAAGAAGAAAAACACGATGTTACTCCTTTACAACGGTTATTGTCCGAATATGGGTAACGCCGTCAACGTTAGCTTTCCAACCATCTTCAATGAGCTTCGAGATCTCGAGAAACATTGTCTCCCAATTTACGTGAGTTTTTGTTTCTCCGTCGTCCCTTCTCCATTGGCCTAGATGCTGTTTTTTGAACCGGATCTCTGTCATTTTCTTCTTTCTGTCCCTGAGGCCAGAATTTGGGCATGTCGGACCAATCGTAAAGCGGAGGAAATAGGTCAGGATTCGTCTTATCGTCCATCAAATCATCTCCTGAGGCTCCATATTGACTTCTGCGATCTTTTTCACCGTTACGTTCTGAGCAATCCACCATTCATTCGGAATCGCGATGTAACGACCTGCACCTCCTTTAATATCATCTCTGGCCGTTGTTCGAATAGCCTCTTCAGCTGTTTCAGCTGTTACATCTACGTAGAGAACGTCGAAACAATCAGCCCAAGACCCCTCTGGAATTTGACGCAAGACAACAAAATCGGGCATGAATATACTCCTTGTAGAGGCTTACGGAAACGGAGACTGGAGCGATTGAATTCTGTCCAATGCCAGATATCCCCCGCCACGTTCCCCGCTGGAAGGGCGTACGATTTGTAAATGAGAGTGCCAGCTTCTCATTTTTTGTCGTCTCTCAATAACAGTCCCCGCTCCCGTAAACCTCTACAATTAAGTTACTTCTTGCCGTGATTATGCAGCCATACAAATTCGTTCGAACGTAAAACCATTTACGTGATCTCTTGCCCCATTCAGATGATCGGAAAGATGGTATCGAGCCAATCCCATTTCTTTAGCCGCGGCGTTTTGTGAGGGGAAAATATCCAATGTTTCTTTGCACCGAACTACCCAACTTGGAGGACCTTGACGATTTGCCTCAATTACTGTGACGACGTTTTGCCTAGAGAAAAATGAGAGAGGACGTATATTCACATCACTCACTCCCAGCACTCCAATGGAACCCTGGGCGGGCATGCCAATGGAACGCCCGATATGTTGCGAATAAACGCCTCTCATTATAACGCATGTTATTCCTGCGATAGCAACTCCAGCGCCAAAGGAATATGCAACCTTATGTCGTTTGACATGATTGGTAATGCCCTCAAATGCCTTGTCAAACGTTACCTTGTGTTCGATAGTAGGCACTTTAATCCTTTCTAGTTTGTTTAAGATATAAGAGAGACTTGTAGAGAGATAGCTCGAGCGCAGCACTTTGGCCATAGCGCCACGTTCCTGCGTGGACAGGCAGACGATTTGTAACGGGTATTCCACGTTTCCCGCTATTGTCGTCTCTTTCTAATTCAGCTATCTCTCTACAAACCTCCCCTAGGCAAAGAAAATAGAAGAGGTCGATCCACACTGGGATCATAGTTCACCTCTTCTATTATAGAGCGTGTTTTTTCTGCGAGCAGAAAAAAAAAGAGAATCCATGGTGGGACTCTCTCTTCTGATACCTCAGCTCTTCAGCAGTTGCACGAGTGTTCCGAGCCGGGACTTGATGGTCAGCTTGACGGTCAACACGAACGGTCCGATGAGCTTGTTCCAGAGGACAGTAGCAATCATCCACCAACCCAAGCTCACGATCGTCGCGTTGATCAAGCGGATCAATACAAGACCGATTCTGAAATACATTGTGTACTCCTTAAAGTAGGTTTCATTATAGTCCCTGTTTATCCTGCGAAAAAACTAAAGTCTGGGTAGACTCTAGTTTCCGAACCTTAGTTCGACCTGCTGAATAGTGCTGCAAGTGCTTCGGTGATCACGATCAGGATCGCACCAAGAATAAGACCCTTGATGAGACCGACGGTGATTGCACCAAGCAGACGCATAAACTTCTTCATTACAAATCTCCTTAAATAGGTTTCATTATATGCCCCGTAAATCCTGCGAGTTTTTAGACAAAAAAAAAGAAAGTCCGCTGGTATAGTTTTCTGTCCCAGGTCGATTAGCCACACTTGATCCCTTTCCCGCAGGATTGGGAGCATGGCTCCTTTCTTCTCATTATAGACCCCGTAAATTCTGCGAGGAAAGAAAAAAGTAAAGCCCGTGTGGGCCTTACTTCTGAATCTCTGCTACGATTTGCATCGTGTAGTTGATGTTGTCGTAAGCGGCGTCGAAGCGTTCCTTGGTCAATTCCGGGTTTCTTTCTTTCAGAATTTGCCAAACACGCTCACGACGCTTAATCCTTTTCAACTTCTTGAACACAATTACTCCTTGTAGTGGGTTTCATTATAGACCCCGTAAATCTTGCGATTTGCAGGAAAAAAGAGAATCCATGTTAGGACTCCCTTTCTAAAACTTCATCCAATTCTTTCATGGTTCTCGGCAGCAGGAACTTGCGCTTTGTTTCCTCGAAAAGAAGCATCTCCTTGATCATCTCAAGACCATCTCTCTCCAGGTACGTGTGATTGTACATTTCGATCATGGAATTGAGATAATCGATGATGATCTCATTCTTTTCGAGTTTAGTGATTTCGCGCTTTTTCCGAAGCTTGAACATTAAATCTCCTTAGTTTAGGTTTCATTATATGCCTAGTAAATCCTGCGAAAAAAAAGAGAATCCGTGTCAGGACTCTCCTTCTTGAAACTAGGCAAAGCTGGTATTACGCTTACGCATCTCGCGAACGAACACCCAGATCAGCCAGAACCCTCCTGTGAAGAAGGTCAGGGTACAATCGATGATGAACTTTCCGAAGCCGTAATTCATAATTACTCCTTTGTTAGTTTTCATTATATGCCCTGTAAATCCTGCGAGAAAAAAAGAGAATCCATGTGGACTCTCCTTCTTGAATTCCTACAGATAGCCTTTGTTCTCTTCCTTGAGAATGAGGAACGCTTCTTCCTTGCTGAGCTCTCTGAAGTCTCCGAACTTCATGACGATCGTCTTTGCCTTTTTTGACCAGGCGGCCATATAGGTGGGTGCGATAATCATTTCATTCGGATTCTCTCTAAGAAACTTAACAGGTGCCGGTTCCTTCTTCTTACGAAAAAGCATAAGTACTCCTTTAAATAGGTTTCATTATACACCCCGTTTATCCTGCGAAAAAAAAAGAGAATCCTTGTTCGGACTCTCTCTTCTTGAACTATTTTTCGGTAGATCGTTTCTTCTCGAGTTTTTCAGTAGCCTTCTTGACGACTGGAGTAAACGTCTTGGCAAGTGCGTTAAAACACAACTGACCAAGTGATGCTCCAAATCCCCAAACAAAGGCTTGTTTGAAGAGAATACGAGTAGACATAATCCTCCTTTATAGGTTTCATTATAAGCGAAGTAATAACTGCGACTTGATCCGAATTTTTCCCCCGGGGTTTTTTCAGGGTGAAAAAAGAGAATCCGTGTCAGGACTCTCTTTTTTGAACTAACTGGGGGATTCTGAGTGGTTAACTGCGCATGCGTTCTTGAGTCTGCGATCCTTGATATAGTCCTTGGTGAATGAGTAAATCATGACACCGAGGATGATCGAGGCAAGAGCAAGATCAAGGTTACGCATGGTTTTGTTTGGCCACATTTTAATCCTTTCGATAGGTTTCATTATAACCCTTGTTTATTGTGCGAAAAAAAAAGAAGGAGCCCGCCGGAATCAACTCCACCCGACCCCTTAATAAGGTTACGTTTAAATAGTGAAGTTGTGTTAGATCCCCGTTAGTTTCCTTAATAGGGGTGCGGACTCTACCTCTGTCCTTCTCATTATAAGGCATGTTTTTCCCGCGACAGAAAAATATGAAGGGCCACGTTTGCGGCCCCCCATATCAGATCTCTTCAAGAAACTTCTGTTACTTCGGCGTTGTCAACAGGCTGATCGCCCTGGATGTCACGACATTCACGTTCTCGTGTCTGATGATCATGAAGATCCCCAGGAGATTGCCTCCGATCAGTGCCAACGTGTTCTTGTTCACACCTGCGCTTTCTTCATCCTTACGCAGGTTATGCAAGATCACGATACGGTCAAGAATCGTGGCATATTCCTTGGAATCTACAGCATGATGCTTCAATTCACGAAACAAGCTGCCGAGTTCCAGTTCGACCGGACTACTTACTTTCGGCCGTAAGAACATTACGCTCCTTTATTAGAGTTTCTATTATACGCAATGTTTCAACCGCGATCGAGAGTATCAGGAGTCGTATCGACCTTGAAGACTACTTCCTTCTTCAACGCGATCGTTTCGGGGTAGTCGTCGAGTTCCAGAGAATATAACGTCTTCTGGTCTTCGTGACTTATGAGAATAGTACCGACATAACCCTTACGATGAGTGAGCCATCTTTGTACAGCAAATCCAACCATGAACCCAACGATAAAAGCAATCAAGGCCCATTGAAATGCCGTCAACTCGCCCCCTTAAGCAAGCACTGCCACTGTAGGATACGCTCTTTCTCCGGCTGAATCCTGTGCTCGAATATACTCAGTGACTCTCGAGCTTTGAACAACGCCGCTGTTTCCTTGCACCTCGATAATGTCCCCGAGGTTATAGTGAATTCCATACTTGAACTGGTTTTGCGGGACGATCTCTCCATCGACAGCCTTGACAAATCGATGGTCCGTACGAGCATCATATGCCCGACTGTTCAAGATGTTGAGAAGATTTGCCGAGCTCCCTTGCACCATATCGGTTGTAATGTCTTCTGCGAACACCATGAGCGCGCGCAAGTCGAATCCGTTGTAACTGGTATCAGACATGGCGCTTACACCCGCTGCAGTTCTTAGATCTGGTTGACCTTCTTGTGGCGTGAATGAAGGTGCAAACGAATAGACCAAAGACTTGAAACCCGAGATTGATTGAAGCTCTTTGATGTTCGTGAACGAATCCATTTGCGGAGAGAAACGAACGATAGAATTCGTGCTTTGTCCGCTGGTGCGATCCAATCCTCGAAAACTTCTGAAGCCGAGAGTGTATGATGTATCACTCACCGATTCCAGTGTAATCTCCATTCCGACTTGATAAGTGGTGGCGATTTCTCGAAGAGCATCATAGACAGGCCCATACGGTACTCCCACGCTAATGTTCACACCAGCAGCGTCATACTCCTTCAAACCTAGTCCTGGAATGACGAATTGTTGAGGATTGGGAACTCCGATAGGATTTACACCACTCAGATATGGACTTCCCTGACAGCACATGTTGAAGACGATCGTCCAAAGTACTTGCCCGGGGGGTTGGCCGGAAATGTACCAATACTTATCCTCATGTGACGCCGAGACTCGAATGAATCGGTTATTGAGCCATTTGAGAAGAGAGATACCCGTCACTTTCAGAGTATCCGGCTGGATGTCATACGTCTCGAGCATCATCGTCTTCTTGGCTCCTTCAAGACCAAGAAACGTCCCTGGAACCAATTTTTTGATCATCTCGTTTGTCGGCTCGACTACCATCTCGACTTCACTGTCACCGTAATACCGTTCGGTCCAGATGATCGAATAGAATTCGTCGATCATGTCTTGTTTGTGAAATCCTCGGTCCAGAGTATAGGGCTGCATCATAGACCGCCGAAGCGTTCATAGAACGTGAGCTCCCAATCCTGAAGGCCTTGATCGGTAATCACAGAGAAATCATTTTCTCCCGGTTGAAAAAGAGGCCATTGCGACCCTTCTTGCATCTTGGAGAGAAGATTCGTGATCACACCACTTCCAATACTCACATTTTGAACGTACTTCTGCATTGCTACCGAGCTCATATCGAAGTAAAGAGTAGAACCAACTGTAGCTGCCACATTGAAGTAACTTATCGCTGGAGACCCGACTTGAATACCGATAATAGTAGGAGCTGGTCCAGAAGAAGAGGAGACTTTGACTCTAAAACCGGTTTCAACACTTCCGTCGTAGGTGACTATTGTCGGAGTACCTCCAGGACTTGTTGATTGACCGGTAATAACCTTTGGATCTACCGAAGTAAAGTATGGATCAGGACAAATAACTGAAATATTGAATTCCTGGTCCTTGCTAAACATGTTATTGTCTACACTCTCGACGATTCCAAAGATCTCTACAGGAAAACTCTCGTCGCTGTAGAAAACCAGGCGTATTGGTCTCTTGGTCATAAAATAAGAGTAGATAAGCTTTCGAAGATCCTCGTATTTCCAAAAATGCCAATCAGGATTCGGATGAATCGTAAGGACGATGTTCCGACTTGAGACACTGGCGCCTGTAAAAGCTGCTCCGTCAACGGATCCGAATAAGGAGGTATTTACCGAAGCCTTTACCGGTTCCAGTCCATCGATGTTGCGAATCTGCACCAGATCGGTTTCAGGTCTTCCATCCTGGTCGAGAAGCAGAGTAGGAGCAGAAGCCCACGAGCTGTATGCCTTGACCTCGGTTAACACTTAAACCTCCTTAGGCCCTCCGGAGAGGGCCCGTAGAGTTAGTTGAGAGCGAGCGCCATTCTGAGCTGCGACAGCTGGTTCTTGGTCTGTCTATAGATCTCTACTTCACTCAAAGCTTCCGGGGAATAGTTATTCTGTTCGAATGTCACCGATGCTGCAGGTGTGGCAACATTCGTTTCATCGGCTTGAGTGGTGGGTGTCGAAGAAGAGATACTGGTAGCATGACCATAGGAGGCTGCAGCGGTAATCGGCACTGTGTTCGTCAATGCCGACAGCTCCTGAGCTTGGGTTCGAACTTGA